CGCTGTCCCAATCAATGACTAGCTTAGATTTAGCAATGCCGCCAGCATCATATAAGATTTCAATAGCAGACAAGTTATTAGGTGCTGCTGGAATGATGTTTAAGTCAGTGATGTCACGCTGCTGCAGCGGCTGATCACGCTCTACATAGTTATACTTGCTGCTGTTATATGACAGTGCAGTGATAGCATAGTTCGAGCCATCTTGTTCTGCAATACCAAGCACTCGCCATGTAGAAGTTTGCAGCGAAGTGGTTTCATACACCCACACGCTATTTACATTGGGTGCCGTTGTAAATGGACTACTGACGGTGATCACGCTGCCAGCAATGCTTTGCGCAGTGCGCAGCTCAACAGTACCATTAGGCAGAATTGCTGAGATGGTGCCGGGCACTGACAGGCCCGTTGCATCATCCACTGTGATAGCAGTCGTTGTGGCGCTGCTGATGCGTCCACCGCGTCTGCTACCAGCCTTCACGGGATCGGCAATGCTGATCACCTGTCCAGGCCTGACGATGACGCCAGCATCAATACTGGTCGAGAATGTGACAGTCTCACCTTCATAACGCTCGGAATACAGCAACCATTCACCAATGCGATGTGCCTGACCACGACTGGTGCAGGCAAAGGCACTAATCTCAGTTTTAATCATGCCATATTTTGCAATGGCTTCTGCATCTTCTACCACTTCATAAACAATATCCCGCAGCGATAGATCAAGATAGGAAACCACTGCCACATTAGGCCGTGTCTTCAAACTACTGCCGCTATAGCTGAAGCCATCTGCAGTGACATTTGCTAGGGTAAATAAATATGCTGGATCAACAGGCTTATCTTGTGAAACCGTGAGTGAACCAACTGCCCAATACGGCATGGCACGAAACACGCTGCACATATCATTGATTAGTTTATATGCTTCCTCGCTGGTTTGAATGTTTACATTGCAGCTAAACCGTGGTTCAAAACCACCAGCACCATTTGGCACTAGTTCATTGCAATACTGACTAGCGGAAAAGAATGAAAACTTGTCGAGTTGCGCAGTATCAAGATGTTCTCCTAGTCCATAGCGTGATATACTAAGCAAGTCCCATAATATCCATGCTGGATCTGAACACCATTGCGCAGCGCCAAATGTGCCATTCCAAATGCCTGCGTAAGTTAATCGACCATTGGTGGTGTCTACAGTTGCATTACTTGGTATGGCAACTTTTACGCCACGCACCAGGTAGGAGCGTTGCGGGATGCTATTGAATTGCTCGGCATCAATGCGAATGCCAACTAACGCGCTATTCGGGTAGGCGAGGCGGCTGTAGATGATCTCCGTGTAGCTGGTCCAGGAGAAGTCATTCGACAGTCGTAGGTCGTTGCTATCAGCACTGATCCGCACAAGCCGCACATCCACTGGAAATGCACCGCTTAGAGCAACAAGATATGCTTTTTGATATGGGTCGCCAGTGCGTCCCGCTACGGTGTCATCAATGACAGTAGTAAAGCCACCGCCGTTATATTGCAACTGAATTTGCAAGCGAAATGATTGGCCAATGGTGTCGCCTTGATCAGTGATTTGCTCTAGCCGTGGCGTGCTAATCGTGATGCGCACTGCATCAGTTTGTGAATCTGTGATGGTGCGTGTTACGGGACCATCATTGCGGACGGTGACATTTACAGCGCGTTCATCTTGAATTTCTCCAGCAAATGGTATGGCATCCTGATTTTGCGTGCCATTGCGCGTGTAGACCGTTACGTTTTGGAAGTTGAAGCTACCGTCTGGGTTTTGCAGTGGGGTGTTATCTAGGAAGATGCTTTTGAAGCCATCTTTCAGGCCTTGTATTTCACCTTCACTGATTAGGTCAATCAGCTCTGCATATTGCCGCGAGTCAAGGCTGTCGCGTGCAGTGGTAGGAGTGCGAGCGCCGCCGCCTCTGCTGCCGCCTTTACCGAATCCGCCACCTCCACCAGCGCCAGCAATTAGTTCGGTCATGCCGCCACCTGCACGGTGTCGATGCCAGCGGAGATGACCACGCTGCCAACGATGGTTTCGCCATAGACGATTGGCACTGGTACGCCTTGACGGCTGGTGTTTTGAATGCCGCTGAAGCTGTAGCTCTTGCGTGGATCGTCTTGGCTGTCAGGGCCTTGCGTCACCTTCGGCGTGGGGGTCAACAGTTGCGCAATGCCGCCAAGAATGAGGCTGCCCCCAAGTAGTCCAATCGACAACATGCTAGTAAGCCCAAACGTTGCCGCCGGGACAAAAATCGCCACTGCCACCAATAGCACGCCAAGAATAATCCTTCCCACTGCACCAGCACCGGCCACCACTGGCACGATGCTGATCGTCTGCTGCCCTGCTGGATCATGCAGCTCCTCCAGCGTCAGGTCGTAGCTGCCAACACTTACGCGGTAGTGCTGATCAGCCATGTGCTGCTCCAGCTCCGGCCAGTTTGCCAGCAGGAACCGCACAGCTTCTGCTGCAGTGGCCACGTCCGCTTCGAGGATGCGGTGGCCGATGAACTTGGCGAGCTGGCCATATAGCTTGATCTTACGCAGCATGACGCAATCTCCTACCAGTACATTTTAGAAGCCAGCCGCCATAAAGGTCGCGGCTCGATAGCCGGCCTTGCAAATGATGCAAGATCAACTGCTCGCCAAGGTAGACGCCCACGTGATTAAGGCCAGTGCTGTTGATGGCCATTAGCAGCGCATCACCAGGCTCGGTTGCTTCATCTTCCTCCAGCTCGCGGAAGCCCGTGGCCTTCCAGCACTTATCAAAATATGGCTCTGCTTGGAATTGCTCAGGGCTTGCGCAGCGGTCCCAGTCACGCAGCATGATGCCTTGCTCAGCGTACCAGTCACGGGCTAGCGTCCAGCAGTCATGCACGCCAAACACCCACTCACGGCCAATGAGCGGCGCCTTAAAGCCACATGGCTGGCATTCACCCCATTGCTCAGTTTTAGGGTTGACAATATGCCACGGCAGGCCATTTGCTTCACATGCTGCGCGATCTGCAGGAGATGGCAATGGATTAGTAATTGGGTGGCTATGAACCACAGCAATGATCTCACCAGCGTCCTCGGCGGCAGCCCAATCATCAGGATTCAGCACAAAGAACTGATCGGGACTAGTTGCAAGATTTTGACATGGCCAGTATTTACGCCGGCCTTTATGCACAATCAGCAGCCCACAGGCTTCGCGGGGATCTTCAGCCTTTGCATGAGCCAGTGCAGCATCTTGCCAAGTCATGTGAATAGTGCTCCCACACCTGGATAGGAGCCGTATGGCAGGTTCGATGCAGCACGGAAGGTGTAATAAAAATTAGTGGCGGCAAATGTATACGATGCAGATGGTATGCCGTTGAATTGATAGATGGAAAATGTAGCACTTTGCCTGCGTGATACTGCTTGGCTGATTGAATAGATTTTTCTTTTGATGGCAGCTTTGCCCACTGGAACGAACAAATATCGAACATCAGTAATAATGCAATTCCTGGTAAGTGGCATGACGGAGCTACTCGCAATAACCTGACCAACACCGCCCGCTGCGGCAGGCGTCACGTCAATTGTATAGCGATCAGCAGTGCCAGCAAAAGAACCTATTACGCTATAAAATTGCGTGAAATCTACAGTTGAGCTAAGAGTAATTGTCGTGCCAGCTACGGCAACAACTTGCGTATTGGCTGGCAAGTATGATCCCGTTACGGTCATGCCAGGTGCAATGCCTGTTGCACTTGATACAACAATCTGCGTGTAGTTGTTTTGAATGGTGCCATTTGTAGTTACAGAACTAGTAGCCGTAGCATTCTGGCTGACGGTGACCACATTCCCCGCAACGCTTGATACTGTAGTGCCAGCAGGCAGGCCAAAGCCGCTCACAGGATCACCAGTGCTGAGTGACACTGGCTGAGCGAGTGCAATAATGTTTAAGCCAGACGTTACGCCACCGGCCAAACGCATTTGAGAAAATCGCAACTCACAACTGCGCAGCCTTTTGCCACACACATCTTGAGCTAATGCTCCCACTGGCTGATCATTGAAATCAAAATATGCGTTGCCGGCATAGCCGCATTCTGGCCCGCGATATATCCATTGACATACATTACTAATGCACTGCCGCTTTGGTGCCCTAACGCCTACTAAATCAAATGCAGCCGCAAGTTCAAACTCAATAACATCACGAGTTTCGCCAGCCTTGCGGTCAATGTAGTATATTTCACGCGGAAATTCTGCAGTGGGATCTGGTGTGCCCAGTG